GACCTAACATTTCCTGTTCAAATAATTACGCTTGGCCCAGCCAACCTAGACGCACAACGATCATTGCTTAACTTGGCTAGCAAAGTGTTAGGCAAAGGCGTAGCGGTCACATCTGGACGCCCAACAGCTATTGAGTACGGCAACGGCGTTTATCCCGCATACGAATTGACGGTCAAAATCACAACAAAGACCGACGCGTAAAGTCATATCCACAAACCAACCCACAAAATATGCTAAAACTATAAAAGACAAAAGGACTCGACATGACCATTCAATATCAAAACAATCCAACATTCACAATTGATTCAGTTGATCTCAGCGCGTGGACTACAGCTGGCAGCGTGAACGTGGTTTTTGAAACTCTTGATAAAACCACCTACGACAACACCAGTCGATTGATGACATCAGGTTTAGGCAATCACACCGCCACAATTGATCTGTTTATGGATTATTCGGCGGCAGCTACTTATGCAACTTTGAAAGATCTTGTTGGCACAGCGGTAACAATTGTTTATCAGCCTGCAGCGGGCGCACAGACAGCCACAAATCCAGGATTCCAGCTTGTTGATACTTATCTGGGCGAGCTACCTGTCATCTCAATGACCCTTGGAGAGCTCCAGTCAATTTCGCTAGAATTCGTGGGCGGGGTTTACTCAGCCTTAGATTAACCAACAAGCGGTCTTTACCGAGAAGGACACATAATGGCAAAAGTTAAATTAGAAATTGATCTAGATAACGGCACACCGTCGTTTCAGATCTACACAACTCTTTTTGCAATTTGCGAATGGGAAGAAAAGTTTAATCGCAAACTTACAGACGGACGCCCGCTCGGTGCAGCGGATTGGGCGTTTTGGGCTTATACCATTTTGAAATTGCGCGGCGAAAAAATGCCAGACGATTACAAAGACTGGCTTAAAGAAAACCCAGGTCTTGACGTAACACCAGTTATGGACAACACAAACCCAAACCCTACGGGCGGGGAACTTACCGAAGGCAACTAGCAGAATTGCTGGTGTCAGTAGGGTGGTGGCCACCGCAGATCGAGTTTGGATATCGTGATCTGGTTACTGTTATAAGCGTGATGAAAAAACAGAACAAAAAACGATAATGCCAGTCAGCGCCAAAATTGAGGTTTACGGTCTTAAAGACGCGTTAAAAGAGTTAAACAAACTTGACCCGACTTTACGAAAACAAATAACTAAAGACGCCAAAGAGGTTGCAAAACCTGTTGTGTCTGACGCGCAATCAAAGTATCCAGCGACAATTCTTTCTGGCATGAAATACAACTGGGTTCAAAAAGGCAAACAAAAATTTCCATACGATCAAATGAAAGCCCGTAAAGGTGTAGGCGTCAAAGTTGATACAGGCAAAAGAAACGTTGGCACAATAGTCATTACTCAGAAAGACCCAGCGGCAGCAATCATTGACATGGCTGGCAAAAAGGGCGGAACGTCCGCGCAATCGGATCGTTTCATTTCGGCATTAACAATGATGTTTGGGATGCCGTCCCGCGTTATGTGGCCTGCCTACAATTCGAATGCTGATGCCGTACAGAAAAATATGGTTGAATTAGTGGAAACGGTTATGGCTGCCGTCGGACGGAAACTGGTTTAACTATGGCAATTCGAATCCCGATAATTAGCGAATTTGACGGAGCTGGACTTTCCAAAGCCACGAAAGAATTTCAATCACTTGAGGGCGCTGGCGCTAAAGCGGGCTTTGCATTAAAGAAAGCGTTTTTGCCAGCTGTCGCCGTACTTGGCGGAATCACAGCTGGTTTAGGTTTGGCAACTAAAGCGGCAGTTGAGGATCAAAAAGCCCAAGAGTTATTGGCTCAACAGTTACGGACAAGCGCTGGCGCTACCGATCAGGCAATAGCCAGCAATGAGGAATTTATTTCTGGTTTGTCTCGGGCGTATGCAGTAGCGGACGATGATTTGCGTCCAGCGATGTCAAATCTGGTTAGGTCAACTGGGTCGGTTGAAGCGGCACAAGATTTAATGGCGACTGCGTTAAACATAAGCGCAGCTACAGGGAAAGACCTTGAGACCGTGACAATGGCTTTGGGCAAAGCTTTTAACGGCTCGACTGCCGCATTGACAAAACTTGATCCGTCGCTTAAGGGCGTAATCACATCTGAATCAAGTATGCAAGAAATCACCGACGCGCTAGCTACGTCGTTTGGTGGTGCTGCAACTACCGCAGCGGAATCGTTTGAAGGCCAGATGAAGGGCCTGTCAATTGCTATGGATGAAACCAAAGAATCAATCGGTGCGGCATTGCTTCCCGTGTTAAAAAAGTTTTTGGACATACTTAAACCGATATCTATTTGGGCGCAAGAAAACACAACATTGTTTTTAATTATTGTCGGCGTCATTGGCGCATTTGCCGCGGCAATCGTTGTCGCCAACGTCGCAATTAAAGCCTGGACTATTGCGACACAAGTCGCCACAGCCGCGCAAGCATTGTTTAATTTTGTTATGAGCGCCAACCCAATTGCGTTAGTGATTTTGGGGATTGTGGCGTTTGTTGCCGCGCTGGTATTGCTCTACAACAAATTTGAAGTTGTCCGCAATGTAGTCGACACAGTATTTAGCGCAATCAAAACAGGTGTTACATCAAGCCTTGATTTTTTGACCAGCTACTTTACAGGCGTACTAAACATCTACAAAGGAATATTTAACGCCATAGCTAAATTATGGAACAACTCAATCGGCAAACTATCTTTTAGTTTTCCGTCATGGGTTCCAGTATTCGGCGGTAAAGGTTTTAGCGTTCCAAATATCCCGATGCTTGCCGAAGGCGGAATCGTTAAATCACCGACGTTGGCAATGATTGGCGAGCGCGGCCCTGAAGCCGTTGTCCCGTTAAATCAAATGGGAAATATGGGTGGCGGTATCACAGTAAACGTGACTGGCGGTTTGGCTACCAGCGCCGAAATTGGTCAGGCTGTTGTGAACGCCATTCGAGCGTATAACCGATCAGCAGGGCCAGCACAGATACAGGTTGCATAATGGCTGGGTCATCAGTAGTCCAGTCTGGTAACTACGAATTAGAAATTGATACAGGGTTTTTACAGGATGCATTTACGCTTGATTCGGCGACAATGGGCGTCTTAAACAACACCCAGTTTGTGTTGGACGGCACTACAAATTTTGCAAGCGTTATGGACGGTTGCAATAACGTCATGATTAAACGCGGACGCCAAGACATCGGCGACCAATTTAGCGCTGGCACAATGTCGTTCCAAATGTTGGACACCAGCGGCGTGTTCAATCCTTTCAATGAGGAATCGCCCTATTGGGACAACACAACTCAACAGCCAGGTTTAGCGCCGATGAGAAAAGTTAGGTTTGCGCGCTACGACACAAACAACGTTAAAGAATATTTGTTCAAAGGTTTTATCGTCAATTTTGACTATTCATTTGAACTGTTTGGTTTAGACACCGTAACCGTTTATTGTGCAGACGATTTTTATTTGTTAGCCCAAACATATATGGCAGAATTTAATGTCAGCGAGGAATTAAGCAGCACTCGAGTTTCGGCGGTGCTTGATCTGCCCGAGGTTGCATTCCCAATTGCACAGCGCGCTATCAGTACGGGTACACAGACGCTGGGCGGATCGGCAGCGTTTACCGTGGCAAACGGAACATCGGTGCAGGCATATCTGGCAGCGATTAACCAGGCTGAGCAGGGTCGATTATTTATGGCACGAACGGGCGATTTGACATTCCAGCCAAGATTGGGCAACACGCTTTCGGGTTCGGTTGCAGATTTCCACGATGACGGAACAAACATTCCCTACAGCGGAGTCGGAATATCGTTTCAGGCCGACGCGGTATGCAATCGAGCGAGCGTAACTATTGCGGGCAGTAACAATCCACAGGTCGCCGACGACGCAGGTAGCCAGGCTTTATATTTTATTCAAACACAATCAATCACAAACAGCCTTTTGCACAATGACCCAGCTGCGCTAACTCTTGCAAACTATTTGCTAGAGCCTGAACCATCCGCCAGATATACGTCTGTTCAAACCGCGTTTGCATCATTGACTAATCCACAACGGGATCAAGTAGCTGTTATTGATATTGGCGACACAATTACAATTGAACACACTTTCCAAACTGGTGCGACAACAAGCGAATTAGCCCAAGAATTAGCAGTCGAAGGTGTTGAGCATACGATTAGCCTTTCCAATGGTCACAGCATCACGCTATTTACCAGCCCAACTGTGATCGTGTACCAGCTCGTATTGAACGACCCTGTATTCGGTATCATCGCCCCGTCGGATAATGTTTTAGGATAATCTAAAGGACACTATGACTACCCCGTTTCCATTTGTAGCTTCGCAAGTTTTAACCGCACAGCAATTGAACGACATACAAAATTTACCTATATCGGATAAAACTGCGTCGTACACGCTGATCGCTGGCGATGAGACTAAGCGCACGATGATGAATAACGCGAGCGCTACAACAATTACGGTTAATAACTCGATTTTTACGGTTGGCGATGTTATTCAGGTTGCTAACAAAGGTGCAGGCGTTTGTACGGTAACTGCAGGCGCAGGCGTAACTATTAACACAAGTGGTTCTTTAGCATTGGCGCAATATGGAGGCGGCTACCTACTTGCATTGTCGGCGTCAACCTT